GAGAGACCCGCCGATGGAGTTCATCTCTGTCATCTTCTGCTGATAGAATAATCGCAGAGCCGTGTTGAGCAACCATGCCGCCAAATGAATTTTGCATAGCTTCTCCAGATGCGACTTTCATTGCGAGGTCTAGCGTCATCATGCCTTTACCGCTGTCACCTGCTGCAGCGAACACAACTGGTACGCCGAGCGGTATTGTATCCCCGATTAGATACTTTTGATCTGGCGCCCGTCCTGCGAATTGGTTGGCTACGAGCAGATGCTTGCTTTTGAGTGATAGTGTTTTCTTAACTTGATGCACTGGACTGTTAAGAAACTTGGGTATGTCGAACCCTTCGTCCACGGCATCTGCTGCATCCCACTTTTTAGGTTTACCTAGGGGAATGTTGAGCATTGTTACGGATTTTGCACCCGCATTTTGCGCCAATTCTTGAATCATCTTGGCGTATTTTTTACCCGCATCATCATTGTCGGGCCATATGATTAGCTCTTTATCTTTAAGAGGCGAAAAGTCGTATTTGTCTTTTGACTTTGCTGAAAGCATGCCTTCGCCACCAATTGTGCATGTGGCGGTAAATCCGAGCTTGGTCAGTGCATCTGCGCATTTTTCTCCTTCGACGAAAACAACACGGTCACTATCAAGAATGTCTGGTAGATTATAAAGTGGTCTGATTCGATCTCCGAGGTAAGGAAATTGCCTGAATTGCTTCTTAGCTTTACCATCATCGCCCCGCAGAACTTCACCCGCTTCATCTCTATCTATGTAGCGGCGAACCTGAAAAAGAATTTCACCTGCTTCTGATAGATATAAATATTCTCCATCATGTGGTGAGTTGATGTCAAAACTTCTTTTTGCAGGTTTTGGTGATTCTTCTCTTGACTGAGGTTGGGGGTGAGTTGCGCTTGGCTGCACTGGATTTTTAGGTGCTTGTACCTGTGGCGTGTCTAGATATTCTTTGAAGTGATCTGCTATTTCTGGAAGCGTCCACCCGCGTCCTTTCATTAGGATTTTCGTGATGCCACCAACGCCTTCGCCTGTGGCAAAATCCATGCCTTGCATAAACGTTGGGCTAGATGGGTCTATGTCTATTTTAAGGGACTGGCCTGCTTCGCCTTCGAATGATCCGATTAGAAATTCGTTTCTTACGACTTTGCCATTTATGAATGTTCGCTTTAATTCATCGATCTGAACATGGTGTGGCACTTTGTCAGAAATCTCTTTAACGATGTCCCTACCACCATATCTTGAGTTGCCAACTACTGTTAATCGCATTATGTTGTTCCTTGTATGAAACTTCTCTACTGTTAGGCCGTATCTCAATGCATCTGAGTGCGGCCCTTTTTTTACTTATCTTTCCAGCATGTCTCCCTAAACTCGCAAAACTTGCAAAGATAAAAGTCTTTACTGTTTGCGATGCGAGGTAGAATGTCACCCGCTTTAGAAGCAGTCAAGATATTTACGGCCCTGTCGCTGGATGACTGAGCCAACTGCTGATCGAACTCTACTAGCTCATAGTATATTTCACTGGTGTTTTTATTCACAACAGTAAATAGAGCCGGGTTTTCTGCTAAATCCATGTATGCCTGATATAATGCGATTTGCGTTGCATATACGGGATTTGCCTTTGCTACGCCCATACGAACGAATGCTTTGAACTTTGCATCGTTTGCTGATTTGTTTTCCCATAGCGCAGGGTATGCCATATCAACTGGACCGCCGCATAGGACGCCATCTATGTGACCTCGGATTTCCCCATCTGCGATTGAAAAACCAAACTGATCGCCTTGCTTATCTTCTGTGCGTAGGTCAAATCCTGCGTCTCTAAACCACTTTGCTACATAGTCTTCGATGTTATGACCGAACTCAAAGATGCGCAGTGTTTTTGCGCTGAAACCAGAAGATGCGTCTGGAGTGTAGTTTAAATAGCGATATTGTATTTTGCGTCCACAGTCTTCACCGATGCTAGAAGCACCTAGATACTTTCTCTTTTCGCGCCGTTCATTTTGCTTTTGTATTCCTGCGTCAATCGCTGCAGAAATAGCTTCTGTTGTAGGATTAGAACGGGATACTTGTAGATGGGAAAGTGCCTGTTGACTTAAAGTATTTGTCTTCGAGCGTTCCAACGCTGATCTCCTCGGATAGTGGTTTTGCCTCTTGTAGTGCGAATATTAGAACCTGTACTTGATCTTCTGATAGGTCACAGAAGCGTGTGTCCCATCCAAATTTATCTAATATAAACGCTAATTCTTTTATTGGTTCTGGTGCTGATGGTACCGTCAATTTATTGTCTCCTCTGATGTCAGTAGCAGATCAAATATTTCATCTGCGTCTATGTTTGGTTCTTCTTTATTTTTAAAATTCATAACAAGCTGATGTGAGTCGCTTATTGTGATTGTTACGCTTCCAAACAACATTATATCTTTAGACTTTCTTATCTCAGAATCGATTAACTCTGATATTTTTGTTTGTATTTCTTCGTATTCAGCGTCATCTTTGAACTCAACTTCCATGTCATATTCTTCTGTATACGTTTCTATTTCGTCTTTTTTACGCACGATAAGAACATTGACATCGTAGTATTCCATAGAATCACTCCTCAGAATTGTTGTGCCTCAACCATAACGCCAATTCTGACATAAGATACTTAAATTCTGACGGATGTATTTTGGCTACAAGTTCCCCGTCATACCATACTTTGAGGCAATCGTCATATACTGCCCACCTTGTTCTTACGTCCTTCTTCATAGGTGCTTCTCCACTGCTTTTTCGATTACGAATTTATTCCACATAAAGTTCAGCATGCATGCTGCTTTGTACTTTGTCCAAGAGAGATCAAACGCGCTGACTTCGATACCCTGTCTACGCAGGTGATCGACCTGCTTCTGGCTTGGGATTTGATTTAGCCAACGTCTTGTTTTCTTGGCTGCTTCTCCCTCTTCAATTTCGCGTAGGAAGTCATCTGCTGCCGCTGTAGCTTGTGTTGCTGCGCCAACAGAAAGGACGCGCAACTGACCACCTCGACCTGTTGCTTTTCCAAAGGCAATGCTCAACTCTGATGTGTTTGCAACGCCGACAAAGCCATCGAAGCCCATAGCCATGCGCAAAGAGTTGTCGCCAAATAGATCAATCCAACGGAATGGTGACATCTTCATCAGGTCATACTCTGACATTTCAAAGTGTTCTATCGTATGCTTTTCCTTGTCTGCGGGTGGTATTTCGTAGCCACAGACAGGACAGGTCATAACGCTCATAGGGATTTCGGCTTCGCACTCTGGGCATTCTTTTACGGGAGCCACGCCTTTCTGCTCTCTGTCGTCCAGATTAACGCTGTCTTCGAGTGAGCCGTGGGTTAGAATGCTTGTGCCAAAGTCTAAGACGATACAGTCTTTCTTTTTGATCCCGGGAAACTCTTCTGGATCGACTGTTCGCAAACCACGCCCAATCATCTGCACCATTGTGCCCTTTTGTGAGCATGGGCGCGTCAGAATGACGCAGGATACAGGTGGACTGTCGAACCCTTCGGTCAGCACTGCGACATTTACGACCACTTGCACATCACCATACGTGAGGTTGTGAAGCAACTCAGCACGTTCTTCCTTTGGCGTTTCGCCAGTAACCATTCCTGCGTTAACGCCTTGGCGGACAAATTCTGAAAGCAAATCCTCTGCATGTTTTACTGTGCTGCAGAACACAACGGTCTTGCGATCTCCCGCATGGTCTTCCCACTCTTCGACAACGCGCCTGTTGATGACATCACTGTTCATGATGGCCTCGACCTGCTGCATGTCGTATTCTTTGCCCTTCATGGTGACTGCATCAAGGCGCTTACCTACGCCAAGGTCCATTGTGAAAGATCGTGGAGTGACAAGAAATCCTTCACGAATGAGTGATGTGATTTCGATTTGATGTGCGCAGTTGTTGAAGACCTTTCGTAATCCTTTGCCATCGCCACGGTTGGGTGTTGCTGTGAATCCAACAACTTCTGCGCTAGGATTATCTTCTTTAACTGCGTTGATTACCTTTAAGTATGTATCGGCTGCGACATGATGGCTTTCATCTACTACAATCATGTCGAACACTGGGCGAT